CATTAACAAACTATCATTTCTTTAATTGCCTGATTACAAGATTAAAGTTAGAAGACCATTTTGTTTTTATGAGAAGAACAGAGTTTCCTCACGGGGTTTCTAAGGCAAGACAGGCAATAGTGGATTGGACATTGCAGTATGATTATGAATATTTCTGTCGCCTTGATGACGATTGCATTTTAGAATCAGATTATATTGAAAAGTTATTGAATGTAATTGAAAATGGTTATGACTTGGCAACAGGAGTAACTGTTCCAATGGTTGGACCATCTTTTAAAAGAGATTCAAAATTCATAAGCAATGGAATTATGAATAGAGTTATCTTGGATAATGAAGGAAATTATATCCTGAACAATGATGATTGTGGAATGGAATATTTAAAAACAGATAATATATTTCCAGCACATCATTTTAGAAGTTGTGCATTGTATAAAACAGAAATCCACAAGAAAGTTAATTATTTGCCAACAAGACTTTCAATGCATGGATTCAGGGAGGAGCAGATATTCAGTTATAAATTATTGTTAAATGGATATAAGATTGGTTGTGATTTGAATGCTGTAACTTGGCATCAATTAACTCCAAGTGGTGGAGAAAGAGGTCCTAATGACCAGGAGTTAATTAGATTCAATGAACAGATTTTAAATGAATGGACCAAGGATCATAAGGATGAATTAAATAAAATATTTACAAAGGAGAACATGTCAAGTGAATTGGAATTGATGAAAGAAACTAATTTGGCAGGACGGATTAAATGATTCATGTAATTGGAACAATTTTAGGAAGTTCAGGATATGACATTCACACTCGACAATTAGTCAATGCTCTTGATAAACAAACAGAAGTTAGATTAACAACTCAGGTCTTTCCTGGATTTGAAAGACTGATTAATGACAGGGAACTGGAAATGCTGAAAAGAAAACCAGAAGTAAATGAAACAACTTTGATAATAACAAGTCCAATGGCTTGGAAGCTAAATCTTGGAACAGGAATAAATCTTTGCTATTGTGTTTGGGAGGGTTCTCATATTCCTAAATCATGGATTGAAGAAATGATGAATCCAAGAGTGGACTATATTTTGGTTCCAAGTGAGCATACTAAGAAAGCAATATTGAATACATGGATGGATTGGATTAATGAAGGAAATCCAGAAGAATATAAAGAAACTTTAGAAATGATGAATAGAGCTGAAACTAATGTTATTAGAGATAAAATTGTAATAATTCCTCATGGTGTCAATACAAAATTATTTTATTCAAAGGAAAAACCAAAAGACAAATTTCGATTCATAGCAAATAAAGGTTTTAGAAATTTAGAAGATAGAGGTGGAATCCAATATTTAATCAAAGCATATCTCGAGGAATTTACAAGCAAGGATAATGTTGAATTATTGATAAAGTTAAATCCTGCTTATGGCATTCCAGATATGAATAAATTAGTTAAACAACTTGCTCCAAGGGATAATGACTTGCCTCCAATAAATTTTAACCCTTTAAATTTGAAGTATGAAGAGTTGGTTAATTTTTACAATTTAGGTCAAGTATTTGTAAGTCCTACGCGCGCGGAAGCCTTTAATATTCCTTGCCTTGAAGCTATGGCATGTGGTCTTCCATGCATTACAACTAACTTTGGTGGTCAAACTGATTATGTTAATGATATTAATGGATACATTATAGGGGGTCAAATAACACCTGTGATGCACGATCTTATGTATGAAGGTATTTCATGGCTTACTCCAAATATTACACCTTTGAAAGCTTTCATGAGGCATTGCTATAATAATCCACAAGAAGTTGCAATGAAAGGCAACTTTGCTTTAAGTGTTGCAAGAAATATGTCTTGGGACGAATCAGCTAAGAAGATACTTAATTTAATTAATTAATAGAAACATTTATAAATAAACTAAACATATAAAGGATAAGGTGATTTAAGATTAAACATATAGATCCTGAAGAAAAGATAGTTCAATTAAGTGTTGGATTTAATTTTAGGCAGCACAGGTTTTTTAATGAGCATCCAGAATTTGATATGCATTCATGCTGTAGAGAGGCAATTGACAGGCAGATAAAAATCATTGATACAAAATTTTTAAAAAAAGGTGAAGAAGAGAATGACTCAATGTAAAGAGTGTAAGGATAATCCAAAATTAACAAGAAGTTTGATTGGAAAAAGAAATCGTGCAAAAGGCCGAAGATTCGAACAAAGATGCGACGAATTCTTGAGAAAGCAGGGATGGCTTTTGACAAAGTGGTCCAATAATGTTGACTTAACAACAAAGAAAATTGTTCCTGCAAAAGGAAATCCATTCCATGTCAGCACAGGTTTTCCTGATAGATTTGGGATTAATCAGGATAAAAAATCAGAATGGTATGGGAATATATCATTTTTTGAATATAAAGTCAATGGATATTTAGATAAAATAGAAGTTGAAAAAGTAAAAGTATTAAGGAAAGATTGGAAATTTTATGTACTATGTAAAGGCCAAAAGAAAGGCGAGATTTTAATGAAGGAGATAAAATGAAAAGACAATTAACAAAAGAAGAAAATGAAATAATGTATAAATCTATTATTAGATTAAAAGCAGAATTATTAGAATTACAAGATCAAAATTTTATAAATTTAGAAACAATGAGATTTAATGGACAGCAAAGAGATTATGAAGATATAACAAGAGACGTTAAAAGAAGATTACAAGATGCACAGAATATGAGAATTTATAAATCTATACAAAAAGAAATTAATGATAAAAATGAATCAATTAAATTAATGGAAAAACAACTCAAGGAAGGGGTTGAACAAAAAAAGGAGGAAAATTAATATGGCTGGAATACAAAGATATCCAACAGTTGAAGAATTACGTGATTTCATTCCAATTTCACAACCAGGAGGCAAAGTAAAAAATGCTGAACAGAAGTTTAATGATCAAATTGCCATTGAAGTAGAAAAGGCAATGAAGAATGGTTTGCCATTCTGCGACAAGGCTGCAAGAGATGAGTGGAAAGATTACTTTGATAGAATAACAAAAGACCACATGAGAAAATATGGTTATGTCAGGATTGATGAAGTTAAGATGCCTGAAGTAGATTGGAAGAAATACAGTGATTTAAACAATTTTGAATTGATAGAAGAAGGAACTACATTAGATGCAAATTTAACAAAGAGACATCATGATATAAGTATTGAAATAAGATTTAAGAAGTACAAATATAAAGGATATGATAAAGATACTTATGTTGTAATGGAAGATCCTAATCAAGCAGTTCAAAGAGTCTATGATGAAATTGAGAGAAAGAGAATAGAAGGGATAAGAGCACCAAAAAAATGACAATAGATCATTCAAAAATTCCTAAAGTAAAAGGATTAGATGGACGATACTATCCTAATATTTTAAGAATGCAGGATGAAAGAGAAAAAGAAGAGGACAGAAAAGCAGAGGAAAGAAAAATAAGATATAAATTAACTTATTTGAGAAAATAAATGGCACAAAATATAGAAGGTCTAAGACCATTGAAACCAAAAGGAGATGCTTATAGTGATGCAGTCAGATCTAAACAAAAGGGAAGTGCTTCTGATAAAAGAAAAATGGCACAAAGATTATCAAGATTGAAACTAACAAATCCAAAGAATTTGGAAAAGAAGGCATTGCAATTAGCAAGTGATCCGAAGGCAACAGCATTAACAATAATGCAGATGATAACAGTATTATCAGAACGCAAGGACTTAAAGCCAAGATTACAGATTCATTTAGTGAGGGCATTAAGTGATGCTTATAGAACAATCTTTGGATCTAAAGCATGGAATGTTAATCTAAACATTGATCGACCTGATTCAGCTAAGAATATGGAATTATTATGGCAGAAGATGAAAAACAAAGATGTATCTTAGAAGAATCACTTAAAGAAAAAAATGTAGCTTTCTTAACTAAATTTTATTTTGATATTGATCTTACTCCATTACAAACTGAATTAGTTAAAAAAATAGTTTTTGAAGAACATAAAAAGTTTTCTATATCAGCAATGACAAGATGGGGCAAATCATTATGTGTTGCCATTTCAGTTGCCTTGTATTTTATTTTAAACAAGGATAAGACAATTATTTTTCTTGCCCCAACAGAACAGCAGTCAATGATATTGAGAGATTATTTGGCCAAATTGATTAGGGATTGCCCTTCTTTATTAGAGATTGTAGATCTTTCTTCTGTTGCTGAAGAAAGATTAATTACTCAAACTTCTAAGGCATACCAGACTTTTAAAAATGGTTGTTCATATAGAGTATTTACTTGTCATGACAAAGGAGAGAATCTAATGGGTCATGGATTAGGGAGTGAAGGTGGTATTTTAATAGTTGATGAAGCATGCCAAATTAGTAATGAAGCATATACTAAAATTCTAAGAATGTTAGGAGATAATATTGAAAAGTCTATATTAATTGAACTATATAACCCATGGACTAGATCATGCAAGGCCTTCGAACATTCTAATGATCCTGATTTCTATAAGATTCATGTTGGATATTTAGATGCAATTCAAGACGGCAGAACTACTTTAGAATTTATAGAATCACAAAGAAAAGAAATAACCCCTTTAGAATTTACGGTTTTATATGAATCTGAATTTCCTTTAGAAAGTGAAGATTCTATATTCAATTTGGCAAAGATTAAGATGGCATATAGAGATCCCTTAACTAATGGAACTTTAATAATAAGTTGTGATGTAGCAGATAAAGGGATGGACAAAACCGTTATTATAACAGGATATAAATTAGATAACAATATGTCTGCTGTTAATATTTATTCTGAATCCAAGTCTGAAAACGTTGCAGTTGCAGGAAGAATTATTGATATTATCAAGAGAAATCATCCTAATAGAATGGTTGTTAATATAGATTGTATTGGTGTGGGTGTTGGAGTTTTGTCCATGGTCAAGGAATTTGCATCACCTCATAGAAATATAACTGTTGTTGGTTGTCATAATGGTGAATCACCAATTTTAAACCCTGAACGTTTCTTGAACAAAAAAGCTGAGAATTATTTCAGATTGAAGGAATTGTTTGATCAGGGCTTAATAACAATTCCAGATCACAAGGAATTAGTAAACCAATTAATAAGCATGAGATGGGAGTTCACGAGTGCATCAAAGATTAGGGTTATTGATCCAGATAAAAGTCCTGATTTTGCAGATGCCCTGGTTTATTTTGTTTGGTATAGCAAACCTGAATATAGACCTTACATAAGTATATAGAAAAAAAATAAAAAAAAGAATTAGTGTTTATTAATATAAGTCATGTAAGTCTATTTTGTTATCATCAGTAATTATAGTTTGTTCATCTACTTCTCCATCTCTAATTTCTGTAGTTATTCCTAAATAACATTTGTCATCTCCATCATTGTAGATTACTCTACCAATTTGGTAAACATTTGCATCTTTATCATCTGCATCAGCATGTCTTACATTATCATCTCTTACAGTAACCTTTTGAATATCTTCTCTATCAACTACATCAGGGCATCCTGATAAATCATTGATTGCATCAAAGATTGATCTATAAGTATGATCTGTCCATTCAGCTGTTGCTAAATCAAGAGCTTCTGATTCCCAATCATCATCTTCTGAAATTAATGCTTTGATTTCATCCAATTCAGTTGAATCTGATGGTGGAACACTTGTGACACCTGCTGTAAAACCTGTATTATATGAAGTAGTCTTTGCTGATTCTAAATTTGCTAAGGCAAGGGCTGTTGCATCTGTTTTAGCTTGAGCGATATCATCTGCTGAATAGTCATTATCACTAATCCATGCATATCCTCCTATACCTACTATTAAAGTAGCTAATACAGCAAAGCCATATCCTAACCAATTAGATTTGTTTTCTGGCATATTTTATACCTCCTTTATAAGTTTTTGATAAGAAATAGTCTATTTACATAGTTTATAAATGTTTCCATGAAGTTAAAGAATATAATATATATTATCTAAAGCAATATTTTTAAGCTTAAAAGACTAAAAATAGGTATGCCAAATTTAAAAGTCAAGGGTTATATTGCAGCTTCTAAAGAAGATCAATCAATCAAAGAATCATTCAAAGGAAATATCATAGATATTCCAGTTACTTACCCAAAGGAACTTGGAGCAAAGCATCCATTTGATTTTGAGGCAGTAGAAAGAGTTTACAAGAAGAATGGTTTTGTTGCAGGTGCTATAAATAAGTATGTTGATAATATTGTCGGCGAATTTACAATCAAGGTTAAGAATCCAAATGTAAGGGCTATCCTTGATCAATTTATTTATAATACAGATTTTGCAACAGTTCTCAGGGCATGGATCAGGGAAGCATTCATCAAGGGAAATGGATTCATGGAGATTGATTTGCAGAACCAGGAAATCAGAGTTTTAAATGGTAATAATATGTATGTTCTTAGAGATGATATTGGAGTAGTTCAAGGTTATAAACAATGGATTCCTTATGCAAAAGGCAACAGGATGTACATGAGAAAAGTCAATGAATTTGAACCAAAGGAAATTGCCCACTTGACAATCAATCAAGTTGCAGATGAACCTTATGGTCTTGGAATAATATGGCCTAATGAAAGGGCTATTGAAAATATGATCTTGGATGAACAAGATTTGAGAGAATTAATGTCAAGAAAAGCAGGAGCTCCTATTCATGTCAAGGTTGGTATTCCAGGGGAAGCAGTCCAGCCAAATGTAATTGATGATGTCAAGAATAAATTGCAATACTTGAATAATTCTCATAATTGGGTAACGGATGCTAATGTTGAGATGAGTGTTTTGCAGTTTGGAGAATTGGGAAAAAGTTTGGCAGACCATTTGAATTATATATTGCATACATTATATTCAGGACTTGAAGTTCCAGAAGTGTTAATGGGTTCAGGCCAATTGAATGAGGGCATAGCTAAAGTTCAACTTGAATCATGGCAAAGAAAAATATCTGCAATACAGGATGAAATTGAATCCATAATTGAGGAGAAAATATTC